TTAACCTAATTTACTGTTTAAAAACTCCACCTGATCCCGGTCTTTATCACACATCCATTTAGAGTAAACCTTATACACCATGCTGGCATCAGTATGCCCCATCTGGCTGGCGATGAAAGACGGGATCGCTCCTGCAGACAACAACCAGCACGCGTAAGTATGGCGAGACTGATAAGGCACACGGCTGCGTATTCCCGCTTTTTTTAGTCCCTGCTTCCAGCTATAGCCCAGCGCGTTTTTTGAATAATAGGGATTCGGAACGGCAAATTTAATTACTGGACGAAACACAAACCGTACGTGCTGCTGATCAGTGCTCGCATACGCACGATGGTTAAATGTGATTTCTGTCGTCTGGTCTGCACCGGTCAGATGGAACTGATCTCTTAACGCTTCGAGGGCTGGCTCCAGCAATGTGATCGTGCGTTCTCCGGCGGACGTTTTAGGCGGCCCGAACTGATCATAGTTGTTCAGATTCCGACTGACGTGAATTTTTCCATTGACCAGATCAACATCATCCCATCCAAGTGCGCACAGCTCCCCATGACGAAGACCAGCGTAAAAGGCCAGTTTCCATAAGTTAACAACTGAAGCCGGTAACACCGAAATGAATCGCTCGTATTCTTCCATCGTGAATGGATCCGGTGCTTTCCGCGGCCGTTTCAAAGAAGGAATATCTTCAAAAGGGCTGTTAGAAATAATGTGGCTACGTTTGGCAAATTTCAGCATGGCGCAAAGTGTGCGGATTTGCTCGTTTACCGTAGCCGGTGCACGGCCCGTTTTATTAAGATGTGGCACAACATCATTCCGTACATCCCCCAGCAACAACTCCTTCCGGTATTTCAGAATGTCGATCTGTTGAATATCGGTAATCAGGGTTTCGCTACCCACGATCCGCAGCAGAATCTTGATGATGGAATGCATGTTCCGCGCTGATGCGTAGGACATTTCCAGCTCTTTGGTTCCGCTGTATTCATCACAAAGTTCCTGGAAGGTACTAATCCTCAACGTAGTTGAGAATTTTTTTGCTGCCTTAGAGCCAGGAAACTGCAGGCCATAATCGAATATCCCCATCTGGATATCACTGGTGATCTTTGCTCTGAGCTGGCCTGCTTTTTTGAGGTTGGCGTTCGTCACCAGCCAGCCTTTAAGCGTTTCCCGGCAACGGACCCCTCGATAAATGAACCATATCCGAATCTTGCCATTGTGAATTTCAACACCCGTTGGCGCCACGTCACTGCTCCTGAACGAAACTGTTTATCTTTGGGAAGTTGTACCAAAGTGTCGCCCGCGGAGAGTTGTTATCTCCTTCTGTCTGGGTTACACGCTTAAAATGAATACCTTCGATCCAGCGATGAGCGCGGTAGCAGGTTACCTGCCGCTTTGAGAGCCCCGTTCTCTCACACAGCTTCGCTTCAACAACCCACTCTTCGTTAAAAATCACCTGTGCCATCTTTCACCTCAGGTAACCGACATCATTATAAAGATGCCGGTTGTTAAACATTGATATTTCAATATCAGGCGATCTGCCCGGGCAAGGATCGCAGGCGGCGCATGCCGGTCATCGCCGTGGCTACGTAGCTCGCCTTGCGGTTCACCGCCTCTACCCGCATCTTTACCCCTTCAACTCGAACCGTGTACGTCTCTTTCATCCGGCTGCGCCCGTAATTGCCGTAGCGTTCTGCATGTGCCGCCAGGGCAATGTCGCAGGCTTTACGCGCCAGCGGTGACTGTGTGCTGCGGTTGATTAATCGCATAATTTCTCTACCGGGAGGGCGAACCCTCCCGCCTCCCTTAGGCCACGTATTCCGGTTTCATATCTGCCATGGTGATGCTGAACTTATCGTGCAGGTCATCGCCCAAGTGACGTTTTGCCGACGCCAGTACGCGCTCGACTTCCTCGAAGCGCTCGGCACCATCCGGTTCGCCGGGCTGCGGCAGGGAGTTGATCGCCGCCTCGACCCGGTTATATGCATCCACCAGGTGATAACGCTTCACTGCCTTGTTTTTCAGCTCGGTGTACAGGGCCGAACCCAGCGCATTTTTGGCAGTTTCGATATCGGCCCGAACTGCTTTGGCGTTATCTACGTCCTGCGCGGCCTCAATGCGATCCCGGAAATCATCGGCCATAGCATCGACGTTGGCGGCTGATTCCTGCGCGCTATGGGTTTTTGTTACAGTGTCACTGTGGATGTCAGCTAAGTTAACGCGCTGCGGTGCCGGATTGATCTCCTTCTCGGTGCGCAGTTCAACTTCATCCGGGCTGTAGACGCCGAGGATGACCTCAGGGCAGTACAGGCGCGCCCAGTACTTCACCGCGAGATAGGCGATCTGCTGCTTGGGTGCCGTTTTCCACAGTGGGGAGTTCCGGGTGGTAATGTCAGCCAGGTAAATATTCTCGCCCCAGGTGATATCCGTCTCGCCGCGCAGAACAGCGCCAACCCGGACAAACAGGCCCAGCTCATCGCGGCCGTCTTTCTTACCGGCGATCTTTTCCCAGTCGCCGCCGTATTCGTAATGGAAACGGCCCACTATGGCGCTTGAACTGGAGATAACTGCGTTTACCAGCTGCGCTTCGTAACCCAGCACGCCGTTAACAAGGTGCGTTTTCTGGGCGACCGCGTAAGGATTCATGCCCCACTGCATGGCCTGCATGACGATCGCCATGCAGTCAGCTGGTTTACCCGCCAGGTGTTTTGGTACGGTAACGGCAGACTGTGCCATCAGCTCGGCAAAGGCGGTCAACTGGCCAAGTGCCTGCACGTTAAATACTGCATTGCTGGCAGAGATGGTGTTCGGAGTCTGCTCAGCAGCGATAATATTGGTGTTTTGCATGGTCATTCTCTCCATTAAGCCAGGCGCAGCGCTTCAAGGCGGCGCAGGTCGAAGTCGTTCAGTTCGTCGGTGTAGTCTTCGGTGATCGGCGCTGGCCACACGCCAGTGTCGAAAGCGTTAGCGATGCGATTCATGGTCTGGCGATACTCGAGCATGCCCAGCTCAATCAGTTCTTCGCTGGCCTCAACGATGGCGATCCAGTGATAACCCTCGTCTTTGTTAACGAAAATCCAGAAGAACTGATCCAGCGCTGCGGTGTTCATATACATTGCCGCGCTGAGGTGGTAATCGCGGTCGATGATTTCGCGGTGCAGTCGAGAGCGCAGACCGGACTGCTTCACGTTCCACATGCTGATGGTTTTCAGGTCGGCCCCGATGCGAACGGCGTCGATGTCGATTTCCAGATCCGGGCGCACGCGGATTTCCAGCCCGGTCTCCTCATCGATACCGAAATAGCTCGTCTCAACAGCGCGATCAGGGTGCAGCAGCAGCTTGCCGGCAGTCGGGTGATCGTGAAGTGCTTTCTGAATGGCCAGCGCCGTTTGCATCTGCTGCTGAGTAACCAGAATCTTGTCGTCCGGGTTCTCGCGCCACGCATCCAGCAGTTCGTCAGCGAATACCGCATCCGGCTTCACGGACTTCACCGCCTGGATCATCTCCGCTTTGGTACCAGACACTTTCAGCGGTGCCGGTTTCTGCGCTTCCTGTGCCACCAGGTCAGGGTTTATGATCGCCAGCTGCTCGAGGAGCGCATCACGGCTACCGCTGGTTTTCACCGGCGCGGGCAGGGTGGCGTTGTACTCTTTGATGCAGGCTTTCATGGCTGTGGCGGTATGTTTCGTGCCGTTCTCAATTCGCTGATAAACCTCTGGCAACTGCTCATAAGCTGCGTAGGTTTCATCAACAGATGCACCCAGCGGCAACTGTGCGGGCAGGGTGGCGTTGTGCTCTTCCAGCAGCGCTTTGATATCGTCAGCGCTCAGCTGCGCTGGCAGGCTGGCGTTATGCGCATCGATAAAGGTGCGCAGGGTCGCCGCGGTGGTGAATGCCCCTTCCGGGATCACCGGCTCTACGCTGAACTCTTCATCGAGGTTTTCCGGCTGCAGCGCCAGCGCATGCACCAGGTTACCCATATCCAGCACTTTGGAGCCTTCGCGCGGGATGGTCTTGGCGACATGGCGCGCGTTGAAGTACATCAGGCTGACTCGGGCATCTTTCACCTGGGTGCTGCTGATCCCGTTCGCTGCGTGGTAGACGTTATTCGGCAGACCTTCATAGCGGCCCGGTTCGAAGTACGCCGGGTATTCCGGTGCGCTGGCGGTTTCCTCCGGCGCTTCGGTGGTAACTTCCGGCTGCGTGGCGTTCGCCAGCTCTGGCACGGCGGCGGCCAGAACTTCGGACGAATTCAGGGCATCTGTTTGCGGATCAGCTGCATCAGCGCTTTCGCTTGGTGGTAACGCGTCACCAGCTTCTCCTTCCTGCGGGTGAGTCTCTTCCATCTGCACATCGCTGGTGGTCTCCGTTACTGTTTCCGTTTTTTCGACTGCGTTTGAGGGGGTATTGATGACCGGGTCATTATTTGTACCCATCAGGCCCTCGATAGAGAACACGCCGCCGCCGAGGTTAGCGACCTGTGGCTGGCTGGTGGCGGCCAGGTCTTCTTTAACCCATTTCGGATCTGCTGGGTCGCTGATGCCTTCAACGAATTCCCCGCGGGCTGCAGCCAATTCGTCATCTACTTCCTGGCGGGTTGGCTCTTCCACTTTCGTCTGACGGCCTGCGCGAGGATCTTCATCCCACTCTGGATAGCCCTTCGAACGTTCGCCATTTTCATAGATTCCGTTCGCGGTGAACCATTCACGAACCTGCTTACGCAGTTCGACCGTGGTTAACTCATCACTCCAGGGGATTGCACGGGCAATACCAAAAATACTGTCAGCGTTGTAATCGGTAATGTCAGAGGTTTTGCCGAGCACCTTGAGCGCTCTGGAGTGAGCCTCATCTTTTTTGTCAGCCAGCTCTTTAGCCGCCATGAGCTGAGCACGGTTAATTTTCCCGGGTACGGCATCCGGGTACAGCTGTGCAATTGCTATTTCGATGCTCAGGTTCGCCATGTTCTGCGGCACCGCACGCTTATAGGGTTCGGCAGGTTGTGGATCTTCGGATTTCTGGTCTTGTGGGACACCAACACCATCAATGCGGCTGCCGGCAGCCCATTCACTGGTCAGGATTTCGTGGTCACTGGCCTCAGTAGACACCCAGATTCTGGTGAAGCGGAGGACCAGAGCCAGTTCATGGCGTTTATCCATGCTGAATACTTTTCGGATCGCGTCGGTATAGCTCCACAGAGCCTTGGTGTCGAAATCCTTTAACTCTGGGCAGCTTTCAGCAGCAAGCAGAAGCGTCTGGACATAGCTGTTGTCGGTATCCATCTCCAGCGCATGCAGTTCCGCATGTTCACCGCGGGTGACATGATGGCGCAGTTCGTCCACCGTCAGTTGAGCCAGGAGTTGTTGGCGGAATGGCAGTTTGCAAACCGCGTAACGAGTGAATTCATCACCACCTTTGAGAACCCTCAGGCCGTTCTCATACCAGTAGTCAGGCTCATCAGGAGTATCAACGGTGGTTACCGCCGCGACCGGCTGATTCTCATCGCTGGTGGCGCTGTCCGGGACGATGGTGGTTTTGCTCTGCGATGCGGTACCCGGGATCACGTTCCAGGTACGCTGGTCGTCTGCCAGGGTGTAGCGCTCGCACCAGGTGTAATCAATCACGCCTTCTTCTGGCAGGTCGTCAACAATCGGCATATCGGTGCGTACAGGCTTGGCGTAGTCCTTCCCGCGGCCAGTTTCGATCCCGGCATCTTCCAGCGCGACATCCAGCTGCAACGCAGCTCGTGATTGGGTGTTGGCGGAGAGCCACACTACAGCGTCAGGCTTCCCTGACTTCTGAGTGGCCTTAACCAGGTAGAAAAATTCCATGTCAGATCCTCATTTTTGGATGTAAGATCCCCGGGCCAGAGATAGCGCCCATTGGGTGTGTTTTTGGTTTTGAGTAGTTTTCCGGTGTACTTTGGTCGGTGGCACCGGACGTAGATCCCGCCTTGCGCGGGAATACGTTAGGCTTCGTGGGCCATCTGGTCGTACGAAGCGCAACGCTTTGAGCAATAATCGAGTTCTTCGCGCGCCAGCTGGGCGCCGCGGATGAAGATCAATACGTTTTTAACTTCTTTGTCTTGCTCGATTGGTTTGCGGCAGTACGCACATTTCTTCTGCATCATCATCTCCTCAGAACTTAACCGTGGTTTCCGCTGGTACTTCGTCACTGCGGACGATCCGTTCTACCGGGTAGCAATCCCCAGAAACCTTCTGTTCGATGGCGGCCTGCTCGCATTGCTGCTGGCTGTCATAGACATCGAGAACGACATCCTGAAATTCACCATTGGTCATGCCGATGGTCAGGACGAGTGCGAATAAGGTGCCCATTAGTGCGTCCCTGCCGGAACCAGATGCGGTTCAATATTGCGTGAGGCATACGGGCGGCGGATGTGGCGCAGATTTCCCTGCGGTTCGTGCCAATACATGCTTTCGCTGTAGTTAAAAGAGACCAGCCATGCTGCGCCGGTACGCTGATTACGCATTGGAACAGCGCGACCGCTGTTTGGTACTGCTGGATTAATTTTCATCTCATTCACCTGTTTGCCCTTGTCGCCAGGCTGGCGGAACGTTTCTTTAACCTGATGCGCGTTAATCACTCCACCTCATCCGACTATTCGTATGCCGTCGGCGGCTACTTCGTGGGCGTCCTGCCTGGGTGGTTTGTGGTGCGTCTTGGTGAGATAGATTAAACACAATGTTTAAATCCGTGTCAACTAAATGAGTAAATTCAGATAAACAATAAGTTTAATTCTGGATTGCTAGATAGAGAAACTGTGAGTTGCGGACAAAAAAAATCCCGACTCTAAGGTCGGGATCGGGGGAGTTTGGGGCGTTAGTTTGGCGGCGGAGCTGGTGGGGAGGTTATAAAAAACCGGCGCGGTGGCCGGTTTAGTATTGTATAGAATCTTTTATGGAGTGCCTGTTAGCGCCCCATAAAGTTTATAAAGAGTAAAGACAACAGCTGGTACGCCAAGCGCCCACTTGATAATGTCCAATTTTGCATCGCCTAACGATTTTTCAAATTTATGTTCTTGAATTTGTAAGGCTGCATTAAGTTTTACTTCTTGAGCGCCAAAATGTTTATCGAGAGAGCCTTGTTGAGATTTTATGGCTTCCTTAACGTCACGCATGTCAGATCGCATTTGTTCTCTCCACTCTGACATTTCCCTGCGCATTTCTGAAGAAATGGCGCTTACTTCAGCTTTGTTAGCTGCTAGCAACGCTTGTATCTCTTCTCTGCTTGGCGTCGTCATGTCTGTTTCTCCCGGCGAGACAGTGGCTGTATCTCTACGTTTGATTAAAGCTGGCTCACTGCTAAATGTATTAGCTTTATTCTTATTATGGGGGTAGAGATCTCCTTTATCAACGTCCCTGCCGCAATCCTTAATGGCGCGAAGAACTGACTCGGTCACTTTAGCCACCCTCACTCTTTTTTGCCGCAGCCAAAATATTATCTCGCGCGACTTTGTAGGAGAAAAGCATGAAATGACCGCAGCACGAGCAAGTCATTCTTATGACTGGTAATCCTCCTGGATAATTAACCGCTCGGTCCTCATTGATAATGAACTGAGCAAATCCTACGGTTTCTATCACTGTATGCTTTGGCTGGCCTTCGTCTACGTCTAATTCAAAAGTAACAGAAACACCCCATTGTTGATTGCCGCATACTTGACAAACAACAGGGCGCTGGAAGCTATTGATAAAGTCAATGAACTGTTCAGAGGTAATAACATCTGTTTTTAGAGGATGTCTAAATAACTCGGGATCCATATAAAAACCTTTTGATTTAATAAAGAAATTTGTTTAGTCAGGGAGGTTTTAGTTCAATTCTCAAGTGAGACTAAACCCGCGATTGTCGCTACGGAAGTGAACACGAGGTTATCCTTTAATCCGACTCTTCATGTACCGCTCATACAGCTCATCCAACTCCTTCAGGCGAATCGCAAAAATGCGAAGCATGTTCTGTTGCTCTTCTTCCGGCAGCTGGCGGTAGAGCTCCAGCAGGCGCTGTTCGTCCGGCTTAAGACCATCTTTTTCGCCAACTTCCTGGCCAAGAATCCACTCAAGGCTTACCCCGAGCGCATCCGCCAGCTTTATGGCTGAGCTTTTCCCAATAGTCCCACGAACGAACCAGTTATTGACCGACTGAGCACTGACTCCACAAATGCGTGCCATGTCTGACTTGGTCAAACTCTTAAGCTCAAGGATCTCATTAAGCCTTTGAACTTGGGGGTGGTTAATCTGATGAGTTTTTTCTTTCATGGGCGAATTCTAAACCAAAAGTTTATTAGCTCAATATTCAAAATGTTGACTTATCAATAAACATTTTGTTTAATTGAGTCGTTGCCAATGGAGCCAATTATGAAAGCTATTGATAAAGCCATTACCAAAGCAGGAACCGCCACCCGCTTAGCCGAATTACTAACCGTAAGCGCCATGACTGTTAGCCATTGGCGGAATCGCTATAGAGGTGTCGTTCCTGCAGATCGCGTCCTGCAAATTTATGCAGTCACCGGTGTTACTCCCCACGAACTGCGCCCTGATCTATACCCAAATCCCACTGACGGTTTACCAAAGTAGGAGCACTGACAATGCAAACACAATCTTTTCAACAGAATAACAGAGCGCCAACAGAACGCCTGATATTCCAATATCACCAAAGCGAGGATTCAGGTGGTAGCGTTGATCACCGTAATTTATGTGCAGCCGTCCGCGCCTGGGCTGCTGCCGAGGGGCGTCTGGCCGTTGCACTTCAAATCAAGGAAGTGGCGGAAGAGATGATGCTTAAGGGCATCGATCTCAACGTTCAGCCAGAGGTTTGGAACGTGAAGATGTTTCGTTGGTTAGACAACAAGGAGAAATCAGCGACATACCGCGCAAACGTCGAGCTGCTGACGCCAGCGATTTTATCCGCATTGCCATTGGCGTATCGGGATCGCGTTGTTCAGCTCGATGATGTCGCACTTCGAATCGCCAAAACGGTGAAGGAAGACTCTGAAGCCATTCAGGCTGTCATGCTCAAAGCTCCCAAACAGGAGCGCTGGAAAGAGATCAGCGAAAGCATTGTTGCTAAGTACCTGTTGGATGGGCCGGATTCAGTCGCGCCAATTATGGCAATGGTTACAACGATGCTGGGGGCTGTATGACGGATTTAAAAATGGCGAAAGCCCTTCTGCGCGAACAGAAAGGGCTTTCTGGTGCAAAAACTGTGCGTAATTGCGGAGGTGAGTATGTCAAATACCGCTGAAGTTATCAAATTCCCCGTTCCAAAGCAGGAGCAACAGGAGAGCCGCATGGCTGATCTGGAAAATGGCTATCTCCGTTTAGCCAATCAGATCCAGGATGCCCTGTGTATCGTTGAGCTATCCGGGCGCGAATTCCGGGTACTAAATGCCATCGTTCGGCTGACTTATGGCTGGTCCAAAAAATCAGACCGGATCGCTAACAGTCTCATTGCCGACAAAACGACGCTGAAGGTGAAGCACGTTTCTGAGGCCGTGCTGAGCCTCGCCTATCGGAACATCATCATCCTGCGCCGGATTGGGCAAACCAGATACATAGGGATCAACACCAACCTGGATAAATGGGCTTATACAAAGCCGAACTGCATGAGATGCCCAGTAGCTTTCCCGTCTGCTGAAGCTTTAACCTGGGTAATCTCTATCTCCGATATCAGTCTTTACAATCCCCAAAAACAGGGATGGTTATCCCTGAAAACAGGGACAGCTATCCCTGAAAACGGGGATAGCAAAAATACCCTTCAAACCATCCCTGAAAACGGGGATGGTTATCCCCGAAAACAGGGAAAGGTATCCCCGAAAACAGGGAACACCAAAGACATTCTTCCAAAGACAAATATAAATACAGATCTAACCCCCTCTAATCCCCCAGGGGGGAAGGTGAAGTTTGATCCGCTGAGCATCCCGGTTCCTGAATGGCTGGATGCGTCGTCCTGGAATGAGTGGGTCGCTTACCGTCAGCAGTCTGGCAAAGCCATCAAAACTGAACTGACCGTCAACAAGGCTTTCCGCCTGCTGAAAGAGTGCCTGGACGAAGGTCACGATCCGGTAGCCGTGATCAACACCAGCATCGCAAACGGATACCAGGGTCTGTTCAAACCAAAATTCGGCCTGAGCAGCCGTAAGGCGGCCCGGGATGTGAATCACATTTCCCAGCCAGATAAAAAAATCCCGGCAGGCTTCAGGGGACAACCATGAAAAACGCAACCGGCACCGGCAGCGCGCTTGAACGCCTGCGTAAGTTTATCCCGGCCAGCGTGCAGCCGAAATTCAGCAGCGTTGCAGAATGGCAGGCATGGCAGCAGGAAGAGGGCCGTAAACACTGCCAGCAAATCGAGAAGCAAAACCAGCGCGCCCGGTCTGAGAAGATTTTTGGTCGTGCCGGAATACAGGCCCTTCACCGCAGCTGCTCGTTCGCGAACTACGAAGTGACAGGCCCGGAACAGCGTCAGGCTTTCAGCATGGCGAAGAGCTACGCGCAAAATTTTGGCGGCGGCGGATTCGCAAGCTTCGTCTTCAGCGGCGCACCGGGTACCGGGAAGAATCATCTGGCGGCGGCGATCGGCAACCACCTGCTGGCAGCAGGGCACTCCGTTCTGGTGGTGACCATTCCTGACCTGATGCTCCGTGTTCGCGAGTGCTACGACGGCGGGCAGTCTGAATCAGCGCTGCTTAACGACCTGTGTAACGTCGATCTCCTGGTGCTGGACGAAGTAGGCATCCAGCGCGGCTCCAGTGGTGAGAAGGTGATCATCAACCAGGTGATTGACCGTCGGCTCTCTTCGATGCGACCAGTCGGCATCCTGAGCAACCTGAATTACGACGAGCTGGTGGCCACACTCGGCGCGCGCGTCGTGGATCGTCTTCGGATGGACGGTGGTATCTGGGTCAATTTCGACTGGGCCAGCTATCGCGGGAAAGTGTCGCACCTGCGGGCTGTGAAGTGAGAAGGGAGTGAGTATGCCAAGACCAAAAACTCAACGCGAGCGCACCCTGTTCATCGCCTGGATTATCGAGCTTGTGAAAAAGCATGGCCGCGCAACGACAAACGATGTCGTCGCCATTTTCGGCCTGCACCGCACCACGGCCGAGAAATACATCCGGGCTGCCGTAGAGCAGGGGAAACTTATCCGCCACGGGCGCTGCGGCGTCTTCCGCGACAAGCGGGCAGTTATCGACTTTGACATGGAACGTTACACGCACAGAGGAGCATCACATGAGTGATTCACTGAGCAACAAAGAGCTGGTGGCCGTTGGTCATCAGTTTGCGAAGGCGATGAACAGCGACACGCCGATCATCGATATGGCGAAGATTGTTTCCCGTCTGGCCGAACGTCTGGACTGCACCACCCTGGCGCTGCGGGAAGCGACTAAGCAGCGGGACGCGCTGGCTGCGGAGAACGGGCAGATGCTGCGTCTGCTCACCGACATCAGCGAAAATCACGGAGAGTTTGTCAACGAGGAAGACGAATACCTCTACGCTTCAGTACCTCTGGATTATGTTTCAGAAGTGAACATGTACGTATCCCGTGACGTCAACGCTGAAAACCCTTTCAAAGAGACCGACTACTTCCTGGCTGAAGTGCGTGCGCAGGGTGGGAAAGTTACGCTCCCCACTGGTTATTCAGTTCGCCCGGGTCATCCGATTAACGAAGCAGAACGCGGCGTCATGATCCCAAAAGATAACGGCCCATGGCTTTCTCGTCACGATGTGGAACATGCTTTGCGGGTAGCTGGAATCCGCATCAACGGGGAGGGGTGATATGGCTACTTTGACTGCGGCTGACACGGAGGCGTTGAGCAAGCTCCCATCCGGCTGGTTCATGGCTGAGCATCTTCCGTTTAACCGCCCCTTGTATCGATGCGAACGGCTTGAACAGTGCGGCAAATTGCAAAGCCGAGTGCTGGGCTCTTATCCAAATATTTGGCGCGAATACAAACGCATCAACGGGGAGGACTAACCCATGACCAAATTCACCAAAGAGCAGTTAAGTGCAAAGGCGCGAGAGCAGATTGCATTCTGCCGCCACACGAGGATAACAGGCGAGGGCCGCACCCACGTAAACCAGTGTTCGGCGCTGTTTGAAATCGCACTGGCGGCGCTTACCGCTCCGACTGAACCGGTCTATCAATACCGCATCAGGAATGGATACAACGGTCAGGTAACGGAGTGGCAAACCATTAGACGCGACCAGGTTGATTTTGTTCTGAAATCCCAGCCGCACAATGCTGAGTTTCAAATTATCGCCCGGCCAGCGCCCCGTGTGTCGGATGGTTATGCACTGGTGCCGGTTGAGCCGACGATGGCAGTGTTGGACGAGTTCGATTCAATTATCGACCATGGAGCAGAAGACTCAAAAGATGCCTGGAGTAGGCTGCTCGCAGCAGCAGCGCAGCAGCAGCGCAGCAGGAGGTAAATCCATAAGCGTAGTTGTATGGTGATCTGATAATTACCAATGCCCTGTATAAATTTATTGTTTTTGTGCAGGGCGTTATTTCATTGACCTTGTAGTGTCATGGTCTGTGCACTTATTCTTAAGGAAACCTGATGATATTCATGCTCTTGGGGCCATATGAAATTCAAAAATAATTATCTGTTATTAGCTCTCATGGGTGCGGCATGCGTGGCGCAAGCAGATAGCTTCGGTCGTATTATTGAGAACTTAGATCGCCCATATGCTGTAACCGTAAACAAGGATTACGACATAAGGTGTATCTGGACTAAAGACGATAACGGATACCTGCAGAGTGAGAACACTGCGAATGAGGGTACAGGGATATGCTGGGATAAAAAGGCGGTAGATGAGGCTGAAAAACTCAACGAGTCAGGGAAGCTAAAATGGATAACACCTGTCCCTATCGCTGAATTTTATACAGATTTGCATAACGCTTGTTTCTACGGATATATGGGAAAGCATACAGGGAATTGGGAAACCTATCTTGCCGATAAATATGCAAAGATGGTCAGCAAATATCGTGTGCAACCAGAGAAAGTGGGAAAGATCGGAAAGTCTTTCGACTTTGGTAAAAATGTCGCCTCAACAACAAATGATTGCTCGTTCATTGCAAAAAAAATGTTCACGGGAGAATAGTTTTTTTTGATTTTCTATGAACAACCAGCCATAGTTACTTCACCAGAGCCTGAACAACTCTGGTGACCTCGCGCCTGGGAGGGGACTTCTAGGCCATGAGTTTTGTTTTTAAATTAGTGACTTATACATTTTGCTTAAGCATTTTCACCTTCTTTGTCATATGCATTATGCTCGGGATGGAGAAAATTGACATGAGTGACATTGCTATAAGTACACTAGGAGGCGTAGTTATTGCACTGATTAACTTGATGAAGGTTTTGATCAAGCAACTCAGTCATGGTACGCCTCGCAATAATTAAAAGCCTCCCCAACAGGGAGGTTTTTTTTCGTTCTGAAATACATCCATAAGCCACAATGCCGTCCCGCCGCCGTTTGGAAGCGCTGGTGAAGGCAAACCTGCCGGAGTTGTGCGAAGCAACAGAGATGGCTGCTTAATGGTTTAAGGCGAGAATGAAAACGCCGGGGCTAATACACGGCGTTATATGAAAAGCGATGCGTGTTTTAAGCCGAAATCATCACTTGATAAGCAACAAATAGGCAAATACTAATAATGACAATGGCAGCAATTACATTGAAAACTATTTCGCCAGTGGTGGCTGGCAACTTCTTCCCACCATATCCACCCTCGCCGCCATGGTTGTATTGATACGGATTACTCGGTGGTGATGGGTGTCTGTAGGTCGTAGGGTTTGGTTCAAAATCAAACCTAATCTTGGATTTCTCTTTTTCTTCGCAGTCAGGGCAATGGTAATTGGTAATAGTTCTGTTACATTTTGGGCAGGTAGCCATAGAAACCTCTTTTAAAGGGAATAAAACAACAATAAAACCGTCTACTTCATATTTTTATAGTTTTTATTTAGTTCCATGTGGTGCTTAAGCTACCGTTTTGTTGGCCTTCCTTGGGCGCGACTTTTACTTTTACAAAAGTAACTGCTTCTTTCAATCCCCCTTTTTTAGTGGGCACTATGCTTGCCATTAATCCCAGCCATAAGTCTTGATTAACATGTGCTTAGTATAAGTGTCGTTGTATGGGTACCATCGTTAGGTGAGGCGATGATGAAGGCCAATCTGCCGGAGTTGTGTGAACAGCGGGAGCAGGCCGCCTGATTTATCCCCTGAATGCCGCTTTACCGCCGCATTTCTTAACCTGATCGATATTACCGATCGATGCAGTGATATTGATCTATGAAATCGATTAGATAATAGACACAGCGCGGCAACAAATTACCAACCTGACAAGATGTGTCATCGCGGCAATATACCCTCAGGCGCAGGCCTGCTCTGCGTTTGGCAGGGTTGAGGGTTTTCTAATCAGATATTTACCCCAGCACTTTCTCTCCCTCAAAAGTGTTAAAAATAACGGTAAGTTTTTACAGGGAAGTAGCGTAAAAATTTATTTAAATCAATCAGATGAATGGGCTTGCGCAGGCATGCATTTCATGTGCATACTTAAGCCAAACGGATAATTACTGTTTATGCATACAGTATTTTGTTGTATGGTTTAAGTGCTACAGAAAAAAATGAATTTTTCTTCCGGCGAACCTATTAGGAATTTTGCGCCATTTGTTATTTTGGCTCTGTGGAGTGGAGTTCTCCCCGCCGGGAGAGGGTATTTGAGGATAGCAAAGTGAGGGGGTTGATGTGAAAGAAAATCAGGAGCAGGGTGACTGGTACGACATTATCAGGCGTTCAGACGGTAAGCTTATTGGATCCATGCTGTTTGAGGGCCGATGTCTCGTCTACACCAGAAATGGGGTGGTGTCTTGCCGTCCTCTGCTGGAGGATGAAGGGATTTTTAATCTTTCGTCCGGAACCCGTTTTCTTCGCCGCCTCGGCTACCACGTCAATCAACCCTCTGATATTATGATATCAACGGACTGAACACCCGTTTACCTGATGCGCCACGGAGAACACCATGGCGCAGTTACAACTCATCAAGCAATCCTCAGGAATCCTGATCCCCGCCACGCCGGAGACCAGCGAATTACTGCAATCAAAAATCAAGCTCGGTGCCGTGCTGGTGGCCGACTTCAAACAGGTTCGTAACCCAGCTTTCCACCGCCGCTTCTTCGCTCTGTTGAATCTCGGCTTCGAATACTGGGAGCCAACCGGCGGGGCCATCTCATCCAACGAACGCAAGCTGGTGACCGGCTATGCGAGATACCTCGCTTCATACGGCGGGAACGAAGGCGCGCTGCTGGATGCTGCTGAACAGTATCTTGAACGCATCGCCGACAAGCGCACTGGCAGCATCAGCGCCTGTAAGTCCTTCGACGCGTATCGCGCCTGGGTAACCATCGAATCCGGGCATTACGACGCTATCCAGCTGCCTGACGGCACCCTTCGCAAGCATCCCCGCAGCATAGCCTTCGCAAATATGGACGAGACCGAGTTTCAGCAACTCTACAGGGCCGCGCTCGATGTCCTGTGGCGCTGGATCCTGTCACGGGCATTCAAAGACCAGCGCGAGGCTGAGAATGCCGCCGCGCAGTTGATGAGTTTCGGGGGATAACCAGATGGCGAAATCATGGTTCCACTACACCGAGTGCACAACCGAACAGGCCGATGAACTTCAGCGGCAGTACCAGCGCCGTGGGGTAGCTGTAACACGCAGCCTCAATCGCGATTACCTTACCTGGAGCGTCAGCGTAGAGCGGCAGGAGGTTAAGTACCTCGAGCCAACGCCGCGGACCTTTCGCCAAAAGGTCTGGGGGTGATCATGGCTAAGAAACCCCGCCGTAAGTGCGCAAACCAGATCTGCCGCGAGTGGTTCCACCCTGCTCGCGACGGCCAGGTAGTCTGCTGCTACGAATGCGCCGCTGCCGTTGCCAAAGCGCAGACCGCCAAGAACCGCGCTGAGGCTCTGCGTGCTGAGAAGAAGCGTCAGTGCGAAGAGGAGAAGGCTGGGCGTGAGCGCCGCAAAACACGCCTGGCCGAACTAAGGCCTGCCAGTTATTACAAAGTCCAGGCGCAACAGGCTTTCAATGCCTTCATTCGTGCGCGTGATGCCGATTTGCCATGCATAAGTTGTGGAGAGACCAACCCACCAGATCTACATGGCGGTCAGTGGGACTGCGGCCACTTCAAAACAGTCGGCGCTAATCCAGAACTGCGCTTCGAAGAACGCAACGCCCATAAGCAATGCAAATCCTGCAATGCCGGTTCCGGCAAGTACACAGCCAAAGAGGCGACAGTGGCGAAGAACTACGAAGACGGACTGATCGCTTGTTACGGGCAGGAATATGTCGACTGGCTGAATGGGCCTCACGAAATGACTAATTACCGCCGCGATGACTTTATCCAGATCCGCGACAAGTACCGGGCAAAGCTCAAAAAACTAAAACAGCAGGTGGCAGCATGAAACCAGAACTGATCGAATCGCTTCGCATGCGCTGGCTGCGCCTCCGCATTTATCGCCGCCCGGGAACGGTGCTGGTGGACTATCGCATCCTTCGAAACTTTATCCGCATTTACCTGATGGCAGGAGCCGCAGCATGAACCTCGAAAACACCGTGAAATACCACTTCGCAAAGTCCACGATGATCAGCGACATCCCGCGCGCCACCGCATCTGATTCTCTGACCGGTACGGATATCATGGCAGCCATGGGCATGACGCAGGAACGCGCCGCCATGGGGTACAGCGCTTTCCTCGGGAAGATGGGTATCAGCCATAACGACAGGGAGAGGGCGATCGCGCTGCTGGCCGAATACGCGCTGACCAAATGCGATAAGGTTGCTGCACTGCGCAAGCTGAGCGAAGGAGTTAAGCCGCTGGTAATGCATCAGCTGGCCACGTTCGCGTTTGAGGACTATTCGCGCAGCGCAGCCAGTGTGAAGCAGTGCGATTGCTGCGCGGGGCAGGGGTTTATCGAGGCTGACGTGTTCACTATGAAAACCAGCATGTCTGGTTGCGCAAAGGACATCATACAAAAATCCAAGAAATGGGGCCTGAAGGTTATCCCATCGCAGCACCAGAACCGGCGTCAGGTGAAGGAAGTGGCGCGTGTACTATGCACGACCTGCAAAGGAAAGAGGGTTGTCAGCTGTGCCTGTAGTGATTGCCATGGGAGGGGGGTGGCAGTGAATCAGGAACTGACAGAGGAGCAGGGCGTGCCGGTGCTGGCTGCATGTAAGCGCTGCAGTGGTCGCGGTTATGACCGGATCCCTTCGACTGAGGCCCATGCAGCTGTTTTCCAGATCACTGATGCGATCAGCCTGGACACGTGGAAGAAGTCGGTTAAGCCGTTTTACGACCAGCTGATCACGAAATTTGATATCGAAGAAGCCTGGGCAGAAGCGCAGCTCAAGCAGATAACACGATAATGCTCACGAAAGCGGCTTACGTTTCAACCGTGAGCTATTTACTTTTCCCGAATCTGTGTTAATTTCGTTCCAACGATGGGCATTGTGTGTTCACCGTTAAGAAACCCGCCACCGAGCGGGTTTTGTCGTTTTAGGGCTCCGTTATCCAAAAAGTCTATTAGGCTCAAATGGTAGTCATGCCATTTTCACATGATAAACGGAGAGCCTATGACAACAGATACTCGTCCTGTGCCGTGGCCGTGGAAAGCGCCAACATCAGTTAAAGAGCTGCTAGGGATGCCCTGTCGAATCATCTCTAAAGAAGATAATTTGATGGCTTTCGCTGGGGATGAGACAGTGCTTATCATCGTGGATGAACAGTCTCGAATCGTTGAGATACGTCAGAAGGACACCAGTTCCGCTCAGGAATAGTATCCACGCACATTACAGGGCTCGCTTCGGCGGGCTTTTTTTCAGGCTCCCGGAAACACCCATCATTCGTTTTGTCGTTAATTTATCCGGAGAGCCTGACTATAAACAGATAAGATTAGTCTTATTTAATGTAAGCCATTAGACTGTCTCAGTGGTGAATCCCCCTATGCGGTGGGGCGACTAGACAGAGGGGTGAATGACGCGGTTCTATGGTCTAGCATAGAGTCACCGGGAGGCACCCGGCACCACACTTAATCCACATCTTCTTTGCCTGTATCTAATAAGTCATATAATGTCGGCTGGATTAGTTCTATCAGAACTGTCAGGGGGCGGTAAGTATGGAAGAAGGTTTCTACTGGATACAGCACAACGGCAGGGTTCAGGTTGCGTACTTCACCAACGACGAAACCGAACACCTCGAAACGGGTCGAACCATAACGGGTGTATGGCATCTCACGCAAAGCGATGACATCTGCCATGACGGCGAGGCTAAAGTATTACAGGGTCCGCTATCCCCACCTGATTTTTAGAAGATCGGATTAGTGCTTTGCTCAAACTTGTCTAGATTTAATACTGGTGAATCCCCCTATGCGGCGGGGCAAACCAGTTAAAGTTATCTATAAATATGCTTGCGACTCGCATAACTGGTAACGAGTCACCGGGAGGCACCCGGCACCACAATCTACATCTCATCAGGAAATATCTATTCTCAAGGCTGCCGGTTGGTGGCCTTTTTCTATTTCAGGCTCCCGGAAACACCTATCACTCGTTTTGTCGTTAATTCATCCGGAGAGCCTGATCCCTTCACACCGCACAGCACCCCGAAACTATCGGAGGTGAGAGATGTCACGAATGGACAAAATAACCACCGGCGCGGCTTACGGCGCCTCTGCGGGGAGCGTGTTGAACGGCATTCTTAACGCATACAGCCCTGAGCAGTGGAACGCCATCGGCGTGCTGGTGGGCATCGTTGTCGCTGTTCTTACGTACCTGACAAATTTGTACTTCAAAATCCGCGAAAGTAATCGCCGCGACAGGAGCCAGAATGAACCCGACGCTGAAAAGTAAGCTTGTGAAGGCCATCTTGGGCGGATCGGGCGCGATAACCATTGCCGCAGTCATGCTGGGTAATGCTGACGGGCTGGAAGGGCGGCGGTATTACGCATATCAGGATGTCGTTGGAGTCTGGACTGTATGTGATGGACATACCGGCGCAGACGTTCGCCGCGGTCACCGTTACACCGACAAAGAGTGCGATGCTCTGTTGCAGTCAGACCTTCGCAAGGTGGCAGCAGCCATCGATCTGCTAATCAAGGTTCGTATCTCTGAGCCCACCCGCGCGGCGCTTTACTCCTTCACCTACAACGTTGGTGCTGGCGCGTTTAGTCGTTCCACGCTGCTGAAAAAACTGAATGCTGGCGATGTCCCGGGCGCGTGCAAAGAGCTACAGCGCTGGACCTTTGCTGGTGGACAGCAATGGAAAGGCCTCATCACCCGGCGCGAGATTGAGCGCGAAGTCTGTGAATGGCAGCAAAAGCCGCAATTATTCAACGGTGGTGCCGGGCCGCTTAAGCCTGGTACGTCAGCATCAGTGCCGGGAGTATTGGGATGAAGCTCCATTACATCATCATGATTGTCGTTTTTATCTTCTGCCTGCTCGGCGGCGCGTGCTGGTCAGCCTGGTATTACAGCGACAAAGCCAGCCGTGAAAAAACACGCGCAGATAGCGCTGAGCAGCAAGCCGAGTCAGCAAACGCTATTACCGCCAATGTCATTCAGGCGGTGAACATCATCAACGCTATTTCCGAGGAAAACCAGAATGACAAACAGCAGATCGCACTGGAGTCACAGAGAACCCAGGCAGATATCAAAGTGGCTGTTGCGAATGATGATTGCGCTCGTCGGCCCGTGCCTGCTGCAGCTGCTGACCGGCTGCGGAAGTACGCAGACAGTGTACGTGCCGGTTCCGGTGGTACCGCTGCCGGCCAACCTGACAGCTGAGATACAACAGCCTGCCATTCCCGAACCGCTGACCTACGGGGCCAGTCTGGATCTGAATGTCAGCCTGCTATCGGCGTTGGGGCAGTGCAATATCGATAAGGCCAGCATAAGAAAGATAGAAATTATGAGAGCTTCACATCAATGAAATTTTGATGGGATATCCACTTGAAATCCAAGGCCATACCCTCATGATGTTATGGGAATAAAACGTCGTTAAATTAATGAGGACTCATTATGTTAGAAGGGTATTTTGGTAATGGACCATCCGCTGAAGACAGGCAGCGCTTACTGGCTGTTCAGGCAGCGCTTGAAATAGTAAAAGCCACTGCCAGCTCCGGTGGAGTAATGCACAGCAACTTAGATCAAGCTTCGGACCGCATTGGAAAGCTAGCTGATGCAATCGAGGCCGCACTTAAAAAATAAATTTCGGACTTTGTATACAACCGCCTACGGGCGGTTTTTTATTGTCATCACCATGGGTAGACCCATCGTAATGGCGTAACAACCACCGGAGTTAGAAAATGAAGCCAATTATTCATCGGCACTGCGGACGATACGTTTGCTATCGAGATAAAGATCGCGCCTATGTCGATTTCATTTATGGCGAAGGAGATACTCCAGCCGAAGCGTATCGCGACTGGCTGATTAAGCTGCCTTAAGGAGAAGTTATGGCAAAACCGGACAGTGAGGCCATTGAGACGGCGTGACACGTTGGAGATGAATCTTGTGAATCGCATTAAGTGACCCTAAGACCTACCGAAAAAGGTAGGGTTAAACAGAGCCTGTTATGCGAAGACACTATGATCACTTATAGTGTGGTAAGAAAAAAACACATTACCTCATAAACTTAGGGTTAGTTTAATGAATACTATAACAGGCTTCCTCGTTTTTTTGATTATTGCTCTGGTGTTCGGATACTTGTGCCATATAACGGCGGAGAGAAAGCTTTCAAAGGCAAGAGCTGAGATCAAAGCGGCGAAAGAAAGGGGAAGACCTTACTCAGAAGATGTAGTCAGCTATATGATGGGGAAACCGGGAGTAATTGCAATCTTCTTTGCATTCATCAGTTTCCTTTCATTCATTGCGTCACTTTATAATCTGGTTTATTGGTTTTTTCCATAAAGATTCTTTTGAGAATTAATATATCATTCGCAGCCACCTACGGGTGGCTTTTTAAATGCTGTTATAAAGGAGTGCCTCATGGTTAACGATGAAGTTTGCAGGCCATATCCGCCAGGTAACTTCATCGATTCCGACAACTGGCAGCCATATACCAGGCTGATCCCCGCCAATGAAGTGCTTGAGTGGATAAGCCGTCAAATCCTCAGCGATGCAGGGAGCATCTACAACCCAGACCATGCGCACCTGATTGATGCTGATCTCTGCTTCATGTGGGCGTCTGGCTCGTTCGCGAAAAAAGGGCGCTACGTACTCGGTCAGGCCGAACAGGTAATGCTGCGTGCTGGTGGATGGCAGAAGGCCAGGATGGAGCAGCAAATGCATGAATGGTTCGGGCGCGTCCCGAAGTACATCATCACGCTGGCAGCCGATTATTGCTCCCAATGCAGTGACCTTGAGTTTTGCGCGCTGGTGGAGCATGAGCTCTACCACATTGCCCAGGCCACCGATGATTTCGGCGCGCCTAAGTTCAACAAAGAGACCGGGCAGCCAGTGCTTACACTACGCGGCCATGACGTCGAAGAGTTTGTTGGTGTCGTACGCCGGTACGGTGCCAGCAAAGATGTGCAGGAGCTGGTGGACGCGGCTAATGCGCCAGCGGAAGTCACTCACCTCGATATCGCCAGATCATGCGGAACGTGCATGCTGAAACTGGCTTAACTTTATGACTGATTATGACAGGCAGGTGATTTATGGCGGCACTGAAAGGTGAGGTCAAAGCCTTCATCGTTCAGTCTCTTGCCTGCTTTGATACCCCCTCTCAAGTGGTTGAGTCGGTCAAAAAAGAATTTGGCCTGGCGATACCACGTCAGCAGGTCGAATCTCATGACCCGACGAAAGCAAACGGCAAAGGACTGGCGCAAAAATGGGTGGACATGTTCAACGCCACCCGCGAACGCTTCCAGAGCGAAATATCCGATATCCCGATCGCCAACAAGGCGTACCGGCTGCGCGTTCTCGACCGCATGGCAACGCGTGCCGAGGGAATGAAAAATCTCGCGCTAACCGCTGAGATTATCGAGCAGGCCGCCAAAGAGTGCGGCGATGCTTACACCAACAGGCACAAGTTTGAGCATTCCGGCCCCAATGGTGGCGCTATACAGACGATCACCATGAGCAAGGATGAATATAAGTCAGCACGGCAGGAGATGATGGAGGATGACGACTGCTGAGCAAATGACATTCGCCCGCCGGGTTGAGTGTGAAGAGGATGGCCTGTATTACGCGCGCTACTTCTTCAAGCAGCGCACCGGCGGCAAAATGATAGTCGCGCCTCACCACAGGGTGATACAGCAGACGCTGGACCGCGTTATCGACGGTGAGATTACCAGACTGATCATCAACGTTCCGCCTGGCTACACGAAGACGGAACTGGCTACCATCAACATGATGGGCCGCGGCCTGGCGCTAAACTGCCGGGCCAGATTCATGCACTTGTCCTATTCGCATAACCTGGCGCTGCTCAACTCTTCAACCGCGCGCGGCATGATTAAGTCGCAGGCCTATCAATCTATGTGGCCGATGGCGCTGCGCGATGATGCCGACAGCAAGGCTATGTGGTGGACCGAACACGGCGGCGGGGTTTATGCGTCATCAGCTGCAGGGCAGGTTACCGGCTTCCGTGCCGGGCACATGGAGCCAGGCTGGCAGGGTGCGCTGATTATCGATGACCCGGTTAAGCCGGATGATGCTTACTCTGAGATCGTCCGCGACGGCGTCAACAACCGCTTCAACGAGACAATCAAATCACGACTGGCGATCGAGACGACGCCGATGATTGTCATCATGCAGCGGATCCACTACCACGACCTGAGTGGCTATCTGTTGCGCGGCGGCAGCGGTGAGAAGTGGCACCACCTGAATCTCCCTGTGCTCATCAATAACAGCCAGTCGTACGCAGACCAGTATCCGGACAACACCCACGCCATTCCGATTGACCATGGTCTGCCTGATGGTTGGCTGTGGCCGTTTAAGCACAACGAATCGCACCGCGTATCGCTGTTCTCTCACCGGCGTACCGCTGAAGCACAGTACATGCAGAACCCAAAACGCTTCAATGCGGAGGGGGCGTTGTGGAACGAGGAGATGATCAGCGCCGCGCATGCGATGCGGATCACTCAGGAACTAGCCCGTACGGTCGTGGCAATCGACCCGCAGGCGACAAACAGCGAAGAGAGTGACGAATCAGGCATCGCCGTCGCCAGCGTTTACGGTACCGGCGATGAACGACAGTACAGCCTCGATGCGGATTACAGCGGGAAGTATTCACCCAATGGCTGGGCTACCAGGGCCATTGAAGCCTATGAGCAGCACGAAGCTGACGTGATCGTCATTGAAACCAACCAGGGCGGCGATATGGCGGAGGACACTCTGCGCAATGCCGGGTTCGGCGGCCGCATCATTCGCGTGCACGCCAGTAAGGGTAAATACGCGCGTGCAGAACCTATCTCCGCGCTGTATGCGCAGGGTCGGGTCGCGCACCGTGGCAGCCTCTATGAGGTAGAGAACCAGTTCATGGAGTACGTGCCATCCACCGCGAAGAAATCACCTGACCGGCTTGATGCCGCGGTATACGCGCTCACCGAACTATCAGAACCACAATCAACCGGCATGTTGGTGCGCTCGCGCTGACGGAGGAGACCGTGAACGAAAGCGAAATGAAACAACAACGCGCCGCCAATGCCAGCGTCGAACGCACCCGGATGCGTAACCTTAACTCTCTGTTTAACGGCACCAGTAACACCAAGCGCCAGCGCCTGTATCAGGAGTTCGGGTACCCTCAGGAGCTCTGCTTCGATGACTATTACCGGGCATTCCGCCGCAATGCCATCGCTGGCGCTGCGGTAACGCGCATGGTTGATGGCTGCTGGGAAGATTACCCGGAGGTTTACGAAGGCGACCAGACGAAGGATGCAACCCGGCAAACAGTCTGGGATAAACGGGTCAACAAGCTGCTCAAACGGTGCTGGAAGCAGATTAAAGGCGCCGACAAACGCAACCTCGTGGGCCGCTACTCTGCGCTGCTGATTCAGGTTAAGGACAGTAAGCCATGGTTTGAGCCCGTTGATAAGGCGATGGTCGGCAGGTTGCAGGAAAGGGCGCTCGTCCGGCTCATTCCGGTCTGGGAGGCCCAACTCGACCCGGTCAGTTATAACGAGGACCAGAACAGCGAGGACTATGGCGCTGTCAGCATGTACTCGTTTACCGAGATACCGGTGCAGCAACAGCGCAGTGGTCAGCCCGGGCGCATCATCAACGTTCACCCCGATCGCGTCATCATCCTGGCTGAAGGCTCGGATGACGGACGGCTTGATTCCGGCGAATCGCTTCTGGAAGAGGGCTTCAACAAGCTGCTGGACCTCGAGAAGGTGTCTGGCGGTGCCGCTGAGGGATTCCTCAAGAACGCCAGCCGGCAGCTCAACTTCAACTTCAGCGCCAAAACAAGCTTTGCGCAACTGGCAAGGGCGCTGGGTGTTAGCGAGGCCCAGCTCTCTGAGGGGATGGATGAACAGGTTCGCCGCCTGAATGATAGTACAGACAGCGCCGTCATCATGCAGGAGGGCGATACCAGCGTGCTTTCCGTGGCCGTTGCTGACCCGGAACCCACCTGGCGAACGGCGCTCAATGAGTTCTGCGCTACTGTGCCGATCCCGGTGAAAGAGCTGGTGGGCATGCAGACCGGCGAACGGGCCAGCACGGAAGATGCAAAGTCCTGGGCTAAAACCCGTATGAGTCGACGTAACGGATTCCTGACTGACGTCATCATTGAGGTGGTCACCCGCTTCTGGACGCTGGGGTTTATCCCACCTGCTAAGGGTGAGGAAGTCACCGTGGGATGGTCCGATCTTCTGGCACCGAGCCAGGCAGAGAAGATTGCCAACATGGATAAGCTGGCTGACGTCGCCGTTAAATCGACGAACGCATTTGGCCGTTCAGCCATCACCGAGAACGAGATACGCGCGGCAGGCGAGCTGCAAGCCCTTCCAGAACTTGATGACGAGGTGAAGCCAGATGGCACTAAGCCAAAGCCTGACCCACTGGCCGACCCAGAATCAGAAGCCGAAGAGTCCGGTAATACCACGGTCTAAAGTTGACCCTACGATGTCGCGCAAGCCTGTCAGCAGGATGCAGCGCGATATCGAGGAACGGTATTACTCGATTAAGTCCGCCCTTAAAGCCCTGCTCGACCAGCGCATGACCGGGCGGGAGCGCGAGGTTAATAGCCACAGCTGGCACTTCCTGTGCCACGTCAACGGTGATGACCAGAGGCTCTACCAGGTCAACGCCGGGAAGTTCATCTACGACATGACCCCACAGGAGCTGGCGGAGCTGCTGGAGGCGGTGCAAGGTATCATTGACCAGTTCCTGCTGGAAGGTGGCGAACAGAACCAGTGGGCCATGGATTACGTCGTCGCTGAGGCGCAGCGCGGCACGCTGGAGGCCTTCAACAACCTCTCGCAGCAGTCGCAGGCCTACGCCAGCCAGACGACGCTACAGCAGCTGTTAAGCAGCCCCGGTTATCAAAACCAGATCGCTTCCGCCAGGCTGACAACGTTCAGCGACTGGAAGGCGATCAGCGATGCCGCCCGGGCAGACCTGACAGGCATCATTACCGATGCGGTGGCGCGCGGGGTTAACCCGCGTGAGACTGCCGGCGTCATCAGTAAACGATTAGATGTAAGCATGGCGCGAGCCAAGAACATGGCCCAGACCGAGCAGGTCGGCGCGCTGCGGCAGGCGCAGTGGAACGAAACGGACTGGGCCGCCGACCGGCTGGGGCTGAATACCGGCCTGTTGTGGCTGTCAGCACTCAAGCCGACAACGCGCAGCTGGCACGCCAGCCGTCATGGCAGGGTTTACACCACCGAACAGGTGCGCGACTTCTACGCCGAGAACGGTAACCGGTATAACTGCTACTGCAGCCAGATCCCGGTGCTGCTCAACGACGACGGCAGCATATTCAATAAAGGGCTTGCTGAGAAATTGGAGAAGGAGCGCAGGCATTGGAAAAATGGTAGTTGAACGAATTTTTTTTTCTAGACATATTAATGCCCTACACATAGGAGAATAATATGTCGTTATATAATAGCGTTCAAAGAAAGTTAACTGAATACAAAGAAGTTGAACAACGTTACTGGGACGATCTCAAGGAGCGCCTTACCCTATTCAAGCCTAAACTTATTGATTATCTTGGCGTTGAAGGTATGGAACTTTGTGATAATCATGATAAAAATAAGTACCCTATCGTCTTGGTTGGCAAAAAAGTTGGCGAAGAAGTTGAAGATGAATTAGCAAGAAATTTTGAAAAAGTAGATGGCCAAAAGCCCAGCTTGCGTTTCTTTGTTCAGATAAATCTTTCAAAATCCAATAGTGAAATTTATGTGAAGTCGGAGATATTTGAATGTCTTTTCTGGGGGAAAGACGATAGCTACACTATGGATATCTGTGGGGAAAGCGTTGGTTGCAGGAAAGTTTCGGATAAGACTGATTTTACCAATGTCTTTGATTTCATTATCAAAAAAATTGAAGAGTCTGTCGATACAGAGCGATTTTTATAATCAGTAAATACGAAATAAAGAAGGTCGCCACGGCGGCCTTTTTTATTGCCTGAAATCCAACATTGAGGCCATTTCATGACAGTCTATTGGTGCTGTGATTGCGGCCGAACTGCGCGTTACCAATGCGTAACTGCGCTGGACTATTTCCCCTGGTGCTGTAGAGCGCCAATCTTACGAAAAATCTAAACAGAGGACGCAACGTGAAGCTATCCAGCATCCACGTTAAATCCCTCGCCATCAACGCCTCCAACATCTCAACGACCACCATCAACGGCCAGGAACACTACGTCATTCGTGGTGCGGTTCCGATCGTCGATGACATCGTGATGAATGGCGGCCTGTACCCGGCTGAGGAGATTAACAACAGCTACCAGACGATGGAAGGCAAGCTGATGCCTCTCCCGCACCCGATGGTAGATGGCAAGTATGTCAGCGCTAATGACCCGCGCGCCATTAACACCTATCACGTCGGGGCCTGGGCGCAGAACGTCAGCAAATCCGGCGACCAGGTCGTTATGGACGTTTACATCAACAAGGCTGTCGCTGAGACAAAGCCTGATGGCAAGCGCCTGATTAACCGCCTCGATGAGATGATCGCCGGTACCAACACCGACCCGATCCACCTCTCCACGGGCCTGCTTACCAACAAAGAGAAAAAGGCCGGGGAGTCGAAGGGGAAGAAACACTCCTGGATTGCCCGCAACATGCAATTCGACCACATCGCCATCCTGCTGGACGAGCCGGGAGCCGGAACGCCGCAAGAGGGTGTTGGCATGTTCGTGAATGCTGACGGTCAGGAAGGTGAGGTTGAAACCGCCAGCCTCATCGATGCGGCTAACAGCCTCAAAGACGGCCTGCTTAATAAGGTTAAGTTCTTTCTCACCCACAACTCCGATGCCTCATTCGACGAAATCTACCAGATGCTGCGCGAGGCTATCCGCGCGCCGTCGGGCAGTGATGTCTATCGCTACGTCGTGACCGTCTGGCCGGACAAATTTATCTACGAAGAGGGCAACAAACTCTTCCAGCAGAAATACCTCATCGATGACAGCACCGTAACGCTGGTCGGTGAGCCACTCGAAGTCGTGCGCAAACCAACTGAATACGAAGTCAAAACCAACGGAGAAGAAAACCCGATGAAAGAGAAGATGATCGCCGCGCTCAATGCCGCAGGCGTAACAACCGAGGGGCTGACCGACGATCAGGTCTGGGATGCCTATAACCAGCAGATGCAGAAGAAAGACGGCGGTGGCCAGCCTCAGATTAATTCTGACGCCATCACCGCTGCTGTGAACGCTGCCATTACTCCTCTGACCGAGAAAATCGGCCACCTGGAAACGCAGCTTCAGGCGAACGCTGAAAAAGACCTCAAAACCAAGCGTGATGCGGTTAAAGCTCAGTTCTCGTTCATAAGTGAAGCGGCGGTTAACTCGCTTTCTGGCGATGCGCTGAACGACCTTTACTCGCAGTGCCAGACCAGCACCGGGCTGAACCCAGCATTCCAGGGTAACAGCGAAAAAAGCGACATCCTTACCATGGAGGCACCTGAATAATGGCTCTCGCTCCTCGTTCCCATACCGTAATTGCGGGTCCGGCCCGTAAGAATGACCCACAGGTCATCGAAGCCCTCTGCAAAGTTGCGATCCTGCCAGGTTCACTGGTCGAACTCGATGCGACCGGGCAGTGGATTTACCACGCAACAGCAGGCGGCACTGGCGTACCGCTGGTGATGCAGCATAACTACATCGGCGGCGGTGACATCCGTGACGCAGTTCCAGCCGGTGATACTGGCGCGGCCATCATGTGTGAAGACGACGTTGATTACCACATGCGCGTCAAAGCCGGTGAAGTGCTGCTGGAAAATGAAGGGCTGGTTTCTGCAGGTGATGGCACCCTGGCTAAATCAACCACTCCGGCGTCTGACCACATCCTGTTCTACTCACGCGAGAAATACACCGTTGGCGCAGAAGCCCAGCTCGTGAAAGTTCGCAAATCAGGGAAAGCAACCGCATGAGCATGATCGTATTCAACAAGAATCTGGTTACCGAACACAACCAGGTAAAGCAGGCGTGGAACCAGCTGCTGATGCAGCGCCAGGCCTTTAACATCAACCAGGGCACCATCTCCGCCCAGTACCAGGGCGCGCTGGAAGTTAACCAGGCCGCGCTGATCTCCAAAGACTACTGGCGCGAAGTGGACAACATCACGACCCGTGTCTTCCGTAATGACGAAGGTAACGGTCTGCTGGATGACCTGCTGGGTCTCGGTACGCCAATCTCTATTGGCAAGACAGCCGCTCTGTACCGCGTATCCAGCGATGCCGGCAAGGTTCACCGTACGCTGACCGGTCACGTGCCGGAAGAACTGGATAAAGTCATCTACGACGAGGCTGGCGACCCGATCCCAATCTTCAACACTGGCTACAGCCGCGAGTGGCGAGAGTGGAACGGCATGCAGTCGGAAAACCTCGATGCTATGGCCGACGACCAGGAAGCGCACGTTGCCGCTATCCGCGAGGATATGGCTGACTACATGCTTTCCGGTGACTCGAAAGTGAAGGTGAAGGGGTACGTCGGCGCTGGTATTACCAACCACGCCAACACCAACCAGGTGGACCTGGGCGCATCAGGCCTGAATATCAACCTGACCACAGCAACGCCTGATGAGATGGTCGCGTTCTTCACCGGCCCGTTCGCGAAACTGCTGGACGATAACTATGTCCAGGAGAAGGTGAAGGTGTGGGTGTCGCCTGACATCATGCGCAACATGAGCAAGCCGTACTCCTCCGCTGCCGGATTCAAAGAAGGCACCGTGCTGGAGTACATCCTGCGCTACGGCCGCATCGAGTCTGTGAACCAGACCTTTAAGCTGACCGGTAACCATTTCATCGCGTACGTGCGCAACTCGCAGTACATCAAGACGCGCATCGCCGCGCCGGTGGGTACCTTCATGATCCCGCGTCAGAATCCGTTCGACAATTACAACACTCTGGTGTGGAGTGCGGTCGGTCTGCAGATTAAGCGCGACTTCAACGGTCGTTCAAAAGTGTTCAACGCACAGGGTTAAGGGGCTTCGGCCCCTTTTCTTCAGGAGAGAGCATGAAAAAGTTAAAAGTTGAGAAAACGGGATGCTGGGGCACGATTGATGGTGTGTTCCAGCAACTGCCGGTAGGTCATGAGTTCGTTGCTGTGGATATCCCTCCAGCGTTCGCTGGCCGGGTGTCGGTTGTCGGTGAAGTCGATGAGCAGGCGCTTGAAGTTGCCACTCCGGGCAATACTCCTGCAGAGCAGGCAGAGCAGGCAGAGCAGGCAGAGCAGGCAGAGCAGGCAGAGCAGGCAGAGCAGGCAGAGCAGGCAGAGCAGGCAGAG